CCGCAATTCCTGGAACTAAATTTAACGAATCAGAACTAAGAGTTGACTTTTCAGTGAACAATAGTCGTATTCAAATCATAGGTGCTGAAAATAGTTCGGCAATCAGAGGTCAATATTTTGATGGGGTAATCGTAGACGAAACACAAAACATATCTCCTGACCTTTTTGACACCATCTTAAGACCTTGCCTTTCTGACAGACATGGTTTTGCCATATTTATTGGAACACCAATGGGTAGAAATTGGTTTTACGAATTACATGAGAAAGCAAAACATACTAAAGATTGGTTCACTTGTATTTTTAAAGCTAGTCAAACAAAGATTATTCCTGATGAAGAACTAAAAGCTGCAAAACTTAGTATGTCCTCAGAGTCCTATGACCAAGAGTTTGAATGCTCATTTCAAGCTGGAATTAGTGGTTCTTATTTCGGCAAGTTGATTGAAGAAATGGAGAAAAATAACAAAATTAAAAATTTTGAAATTGATGAAAACCTAGAAGTTGAAACCTGGTGGGATTTAGGAATGAACGACAGCACTGTAATCACCTTTGCTCAACGACATGGTGATGAAATTAGAATTATCGACTGCTATGAGAACTCAGGTGAGGGTTTAGATCATTATATAAATATTATTGATGATAGAGGTTATACATATTCAAAACATATAGCTCCCCATGATATTAGGGTAAGAGAAATAGGTACAAATAAATCAAGATGGGAAACAGCAAAAGAACTAGGGTTAGAGTTTGACATAGCACCGAAACTTAGTGTAGAAGATGGTATTGAGCAAGTAAGACGAATGTTACCTAAGTGTTATATTCATAAAAACAATTGCAAAAAGCTCATAGAAGCATTAAAATCGTATTGTAAGAGGTGGGATGAAAAAAATAATTGTTTTAGGAATAAACCCCTACACAATTGGGCTTCGCACTTTTGCGACTCTGTAAGATATGGTGCAGTTACAGAACCAGTTACAAGATCCGATTGGAAGAAACCAATAAGAGTTGAAACAAATTATATAGTTTAGTATGGCAAAAAAAATCAAAGAAATATCAGATCCACAATTAAGAAGTCTTTTATCAAATCAAATTAATAATGCTTTAGGTTATCTAGGTGGAAATTTATCTCAAGCTAGAAGAAAATCTTTAGAATATTATTTAGGTGATAAACTTGGAACAGAAATAGATGGTCGTTCACAAGTAGTATCAACTGATGTAGCAGACACCATTGAAAGTATCTTACCAAATTTATTAAGAGTATTCACAGCTAGTGATAAGGTTGTAAGATGCGAACCGATAACTGCCGAAGATGTACCATTAGCCGAACAAGCAA